CCGTCAGGTCGGAGGGGCCGTAAACGGTCGCCACCACGTCGACTGCCAACGGGTCGAAGTTGGAGGCCGTGACCTCCTGGTTGGCCACGATGTGCTTCGGCTTGCGCGGTATGGCGTTCTTGTCACCGTTGAAGTACGTTTGGAGGTCGGCGAGCTGCTCCGGCGTCGCCGTGTTGCCGCCGTGCGCCACCACCACCACTTCCAGCGTCTTCGGCCCGAAGCTCTCTTCAATCACCTGCGCGCGGCTGAAGGGCTTGGAGCCGTCGTCGGACGTGAAAGCCTGCGTCAGGATCACCACGTCATCGGGGCCAATGGCGACCTCCTTGGTGCGGAGCGTCGCGGGTCCGGTGATCTTGGCCTTCTCGAGCGAAGCCGTGGAGGCGGATTCCGCCTCGCTCCAACCGGCCGCCGCGCGCGGGTTGTAGATGGCTTCCACGTACGATAGCCCCTGCTTGTCCACGATCAGCGTCCTGGCGCCCACGTTGCCGTCGTCCGTCGCGCCCCAGCGATAGTCCATCACGATGTTGTTCTGGCCGATGGGCGGGATGGCTCCCGTCACGCCGTCGCCGAACACTACCGTGGGCTGGTCGCCGGTTCCGAGCTCGATTCTGTAGTGCTTGTCCTGCGATAGGCTGTCCAGAAAGTTGTCGACGCGCGTCCAGGCCTCGTCGTCCACGCGCACCTCCTGGCTGTCCAGGATAAAGCCCTTCTGCGATGCGGTGAAGCGCTGATTCACGTCGCCCGTCGAGCTCCCGAGCGTCTCGCCGGTGACCGTGCGCCCTTGCGTTGCCGTCGCGAGGCCGTACTGCTTGCCGGTGTCGATGCGGATCCGGCCGAGCGAAGGCCCTACGCCCAAGCCCGTCGTGATGCACCGGAAGCGCAGGAAGAAGCCCGTGAAGCCGTTGATGGACGTTGGTTGCCAGTTGGCCGTCTCTGTCTGCGGGAGCGTGAACGTGACGTCGCCGGTCGCTTGGAGCGTGTTGGTGCCGTCCACCACGCCAGAGAGCTCCGTCCACTCCGTTCCCACGGTGTAATCGTTTGCGTCCACCGACGGCGAAGACTGGCCCAAAAACGACGTAGTAACGACGTTATTGGAGCCATCCCAGGTGCTGAGCACCTCCTCGAAAGCCGACGTGTTGTTCAAACGAACACGAACGAGCGCGCCCGCGCGGTTGACCGTCCCGAGGAGACCATTGATCAGGAACTGCAGCTGCCCCGGCGCCGGGTTGGTGACGGAATCCGGGCGCGTGTCCGAGGCGTCGCCGTCGAAAAACTCCCAAACGCCCGCCGTCGCCACGCTGGGCGTGTTGGCGACGATGTTCATTTTGTCCCACATCACCGTGGTGTGGCCGACGTACAGCTTGCCTCCCGCCACCAGCGTAGCGTCGAACGCCGTGCCAGCGATGGCGGCCGCGGTCCTGTCCGTGAAAGTGTTCAGCGGCGACTCCACGAAGCAGGCGCCGATCTGGTCCGTTCGGTCGATGGTCAGGCCAGGGAGCGTCTCGAAGTAGATCACCGGCTCGTCGTCTTGGCGCTGCGTCGCGCTCTGGGCGTTGACCGGCACGAGCTGGAACGAGCTAGCGAACGTCTTGGATAGCCTGAACACCATGTCTGCCTGCGCCGGAGCGGCCGGCTTCAGCTCGTAGTTGATCAGGCGGAGCATGTTGCGGATCGTCTCGGGAAGCTGCGCTGTGGGCAGCGTCGCCTCGTTGGCGATCAAGTCGATCAGGACGTTGTTGAGGTGGCCCACCAGCGCGAAGGCGCGCATGAATTGGATGGACGTTTCCTCGTCCGACTCGTCGGTCAGCTCCGGTGCGTTCTGGCGCTTGTACGTGATCAGCGCTTCGAGCAGCTGCGGGTAGTAAAACGAGCTGAACTGGAAGTTGGGGATGGAGATTGTCGTGCTGGCCATTCTTCACCCGTTGTTGGGGCTATCTCCGCCCGATCCGGCATCGGAGCCCAAGAAGTTGCGCTGGAAGTTCTGGACTTCGTCCGTCTCCAGGTTGATGTACTTGAAGGCCAACACCGTCTCGCCCTCGCGGTCAGACCAATCCAACGTGTTTTCCAACAGCTTGAAGCGCTTCAGACGCTCGAAGCGCTTGAACACGCTCCGGAGCCGCGCGATCACCGAGGCGCGCGATCCTGGATCGTTGATGTCGAAGATCATCGACAGACCCAAGCCGATGTTCTGCTGAAAGGCGTTTTCGTTGGACGTGTCGGCAAGCGCGAGCTTGATGACGTTGCTGTCCTGGTCGTTGCCCGACGCGAGCAAGAAGCCGCCGCTGCCGTTGGCGCGGACTGGAAGGGCGAGGCCTGTGGGCATGGTTAGAGGATAGGGGTGGGGACCGGCGGTGCGATAGGGGGTGGTTGAACCGTGGCGATGCCGCCGACTCCACCATTGGTGTGAAGCACAGCGGCGATGTCTGAAGCGGCCTGTACGATCGTTTTCGTTGGGTCGGCCGAGCTCGCGGCGAAAACGGGCGCGAGCGCCGCGGCGATGCCGCTCGTGGTCGTCGGCGGCGTGACCAGCGTGACCACGCTCGGCGCGATGATCCAGGCGGCCGCCGCGGCGCCGACGATAGAGCCCCAGAAGGCCGTCACCGCCGCTTGAATCTTCGCCGCGCCGGCTCCCGGAACGCTCATGCCCGTCAGCGCCGACTGAAAGGCGCTTGTGGCGGACGCGAGGATGGCCGGCGCGATCGGGATGCCCGTCACGGAGGCCACGCTGAAGTACGTGTTCCAAGCGTTGGCGAGAGCCGCCGCGGCTGTCGCTTCCACGACCGTGGGAACGAGGCTGGTTAAGCCACTCGCGAGTGAGGACTGGGAAAGGGCCATCAGGGATCAATGGGGCACGCAGGGAGGCCGGGCAGCGTCGGCAGCGCCGGAATCTGCGGAAGCGCGGGCGGAAACGGAATGGGCAGAGACAGGGTGGGCAGGGTGGGCAGCGGGATTCCTGGCAAACTTGGCAACGATGGCAGCGATGGCAACGATGGCAACGAGGGCCGCGCGGGAGGAAAGGGAATAGGAAGGGCCAACGTGGGTAGCGTCGGCAGCTGTATGCCTGGCAGGCTTGGCAGCGATGGCAGCGTCGGCAGCGCAGGGATCTGCGGCAGCGCCGGTGGGAACGGAATCGGCAACGACAGGAACGGAAGCGTTGGGAATGTGCATCTGCTCATCCGTCATCCCGTCAGCACCTTCGTGGACAGCAGCGTCGCCTCCGCGCCCGTGGGAACGGGCGGGCCGCTCGGACCGGTGCCCGTCGGATGCGTGTGAGCCAGGAAGTAGGACAGGAAGGTGGTTCCCTTCAGCAGGAAGTCCGTTGCCGGCTGCGCGAGCTCGACCTTGCCGGCGTCGATCACGGCGTTCTTGCACGAGACGGCGACCGTGCCCGAGTTGAGGATCTGCGTCTGGCCGTCTTTCAGCTCGATGAGGTTGCCGTTCTTGTCGATCACCTTCACCCCGGTGGAGGCCGTCGAGATGGTGTTGCCGTGTTCGTCGATCAGCGACATCTCGCCTGACTTGGCGTTCAGGTACAGCAACGAGCCCTTCTTGTTGGAGCAGATCCAGCTGCCGTCCTGATCGAAGGCCATGTAGCCAAATTCGTTGTCGGCGCCGTGCCAAGTCAGCGACACCTTCTTCTGGCCCTCGGTGTCGTCGAACATCAAGATGTGCCCACCGGGCGTGGCGAAACCGCGGCGCTTTCCGTAGTTGGTCTTGAAGTCCGCGGGCACCGTCCTGGCTTGCTCCGTGGCCTCGCCGCCCCAGTACCGCCCTTTCCAGCGCGGGTTCAGGTTTCCGATGGAGACCATGCCCTTGCTGTCATCGTCCGTCGCGCCCGAGGCGACCTCGATGTCCACGATCTCCCCCACGTCGGGCACCACGAACCATCCCCACTCAAAGATGGGGTCGCACCAGTGGGGCACGGCCGTCTCCTCGTCGGCCATCAACGCCGCGCACGCGACCTTGATGCGGCCGCGCTGCTCCGGATCTTGGTTGTCCACCACGGTGGCGGCGTGCGTCTCGGTGACGATCATGATGGCCCCAGCAGGAGCTCTTCAATTTGCAGCTCCTCCACGCTCGTGACGGGCGGCAACGTCGGCACGACGCGCCGCGCGCTGAACTCGCACTGATAGCCGGACGAGGCGCCCAGGACGTGGCGCACTCGGGTGAAGTAGTAGGACCCATCCCAGGCCGTTCCGAGGCCGGCCAGGTTGTGCGTCTGTCGCGCGCGCAGATTCTCGATGCCCACGAGTTGGCCGCGGCTGAGCAGGAAGTTCTCGCGATTCCTGCGAAACCACTGTGCCGCCCACGCGGCGAGCTCAGCTTCAGTCCGGAATCGCCGATTGGCGCGAACGTCGAAGCTGAAGTCACCGATGAACAGCTTGATGTCGCTCGATGTCGTGAGTGGTCCCGTCAGGCCGTTTCCCGTCAGGTCGATGCCCTTGCGCTGGTCCAGGCGCTTGTCGGCTTGCGACTGGTTTTCGTTCCGTCGGTTCCCCGTCTCCACCTGCACGTCCGGGCTGTCGTCGTTCTGCTCCTCGATCTTGGCCTCCATGACCTTCCCGCTGATGGGGTCCTTCGTCTGGACCAACAGCTTGGTCATCGAGTCCTGGATCGCGAGCTCGGGCTCAAACTCGAGCAGCGTGCTGAAGTCGTCGTCGCCGTACTTGAACGTGTAAATCTTGTCCTGAAGGTCGGACTGCTTCAGCTTCGTTGGATCTTTGAAGTGGAGCGTCCAATTGCCGTCGATGTCGCCGTCCACCCAAAAGATGAATCCTGTCAAATTCGCCAGGCCAATCATGAAGTCGTAGTCGGTCATGTTGGCTTTTTGGATGAAGTCGCTGGGCGGCTCGGGCGTGGTGTCCACGTCCGCCTCGAAGCCATACGCCGCGGCGCGATCCTGGACAGCGGCGCTGTACTTGGAGTTGGTCCAGCGACGGCCGGCCTTGGAGTTTTTCGTGCGGATGCCGCCCTTTTTTAGGTGCTTCGTTTCCTTCAACGGCTCCGGCGCGCTGTCGGCCATGAGGGTGTCGGCGGTGTATGCGATCACCTCCATCGTTGGCGCCTCGTTCGCCGGGAAGATGGGGCGGATCTTCCGGATGATGGCCAGCCCGATGTGCTGGAGCTGCGACGGCGCGCCGTAGCCGATGGATAGCGAGATGGGGTTGCCCGGCATGAAGAGCTTCGAGTTGCGCACCC